TGCGAACAGTAGGTTTAAAAGCTTCTAGAAATTTTTCTGGTTTCCGTCTAGAATACTTAGTAGCCAAATTGACACTTCACTACATATAGGAATACAATGGCAATAGATTTAAAATTAACGGCAGAAGAAAAGAAACAGATGAGTTCTTTTGTTAAACCAACACCACAAGGTAAACTTTTTAACCCAAAAGAAAAGGTTAAAGAGTTTCAGGATAACGTGAACTTGGCTATTCGTAGTCAACCACAAAAGTAAAGAATATCCCTTGTGTCCTATCCGTTGGCTACTCATGGCAGGGATGATAGTAGTAGCACTAATAACAGGTCATTGTAGACCTTTGATTGATTGAATGTACAACCCAAGAAAGGTTTACAATGAGCGATAAACAACCTATCCCGCACTTCCAGCCTGATAGATATAAAGAACCAGTAGGCGATAATGAGCTACTGGCGATGATTGAACAGGGTATAACTAACTCTGTAGGTGACTTCTTGAATAGTAGCGACATGGCTCGTGAACGTCAGAAGGCTACCTATGAGTATGGTATGATGCCTTTGTTTCACTTGGTTCCGCAGGGTGTTTCTCAGATTGTCTCTTCAGACACTGTAGAAGCTATTGAGGGCTACACAGCTATTCTAGCTGAACTGATGTTTAACAACAACAGGCTAGCCCGTTTTATCCCAGCTGGATCCTCTCCTAAAGACTTTCATGAGGCAAAAGTAGCCTCAGACCTAGTTAACTATGCTATATTTAAGCAAAATAACGGGTGGGAAATCCTAAATACTTGGGTAAAGTCTGCTCTTCTTTGGAAGAATAGTATTATTCGATGGGAGTTTATTGAAGACTTTGATTATACTTTTGAAGAGTATGATGAGATTGAACAAGCTAACCTAGATATTCTTTTGTCTGAAGAAGACATTGAAGTGTTAGGTGAACTCAAGTATAAACAAGAGTTAGACACAGATGAACAGGGTAACACCTTCTACAAGACAATCTATGAGAATGTACGTCTACGTAGAAAGCATAATAAGACCCGTATTAACATTAAGAATGTACACCCAGAATGTTTTCGTATAACTAGAGATGCACATACTCTAGATGACGCTTCATTTGTGGGTATTCAGATTGATATGACTCGATCTGAGATCAGAAAGTTTTTCCCTGATATAGCAGAGAACATTGACTGGGATACGATTGGCGATGGTTCGTATGATTGGGCAACCAAGTATACAGAAGAACAAGCTGCTCGTAAGCGTCTTGTCGGTGAAGAGTACTGGCTAGGGGGAAATTCACGGGAACTATTCCCGTCGGAAGCTAACAGACAGATAACAGTTATCGAGTGTTGGTTACGTGTAGATAGAGATGGAGATGGTCTGGCTGAGATGAAACACTTCATTATTGCTGGCTCAACTATTCTCTTAGAAGAAGACTGTGACTGTGTACCCTTAGCGACTCTATGTCCTTTTGAAGTACCACACGAGTTCTTTGGTTTGTCAGTTGCGGATATGATTCGTCCAGCCACACTAGCTACTACAGCTATTTTACGTGGCTTTGTTGAGAACGTATATCTCACGAACTATTCCCCTAAACTAGCTGACCCTAATGTAGTAGACTTTAGTGCTCTTCAGAACATGAAGCCTAAACAGATCATTGCTACTAACGGCTCACCAATGAATGCAGTAGCTCCTTTAGCTCCTGACACTATCAGTACAGGTACAGTACCTCTACTTGAGATATTGCAGACTCATAAAGAGCAAGCAACAGGTATGTCTAAGGCTGCTCAAGGTCTTAACGATACTCTATACGTATCAGGTAACAGTGAAGAGAAGCTAGCTAAAGCAATGTCTGCAGCACAAGTGCGTATTCAATACATGGCACGTAGGTTTGCTGAGACAGGATTTAAGCGTTTAACTGAAGGTATCTACAAGACTCTTCGTGACAAGATGCGTGGTAAAACTATGCACTACTACGATCAGAATGACTTGTTTAAGTCTACTGATCCAGGCACTCTACCCTCAAACCTCTTGTTATATATTGACGTTGATGTGGGTGAAAACTCAAATCAGAATACTGTTAAGAAGATGGCAATGGTTGGACAGCAGTTAATTCCTGCTCTACAAGCCGCAGGAGCGGGTGGTGCTGTAAACCCAGAAGCAGCAGTACGTATCGCATGTAAGACTCTTGAGGCTCTAGACTTAGACCCATTAGACTTCCTTGTTGACTACACTGATCCTAAGTTTAAAGAGAAAGCATTGGCTGATCGAAATGCACAAACTCAAGCTCAAGAGAAACAGAAACAAATGGAAGAACAAGCTAAGATGCTTGATCTAGGCCAACGCCAAGCAACCTTAGATCTTACTAACGTACAGACTAAGAATGCAATGCAAGATAACACAAAACAACTTATGGTTGCTCTCGATAAATCATATCAAGAGTGGGGCAAGATTTATATTCAAGCCGCTAAAGAAGGTGTACAACCTCCTCCACAACCAGACATCAAACAACTCTTGTCACTCGCTAAAGGATTTATCGATGGTGACATTCATGCAGACGCTTCTCGCCCACAAGGTGGAGCGCCAATGCCGCAAGTAAACGGTCCTGCTGCTGAAATGGGTGAAACAGTTTAACAATCAGGAGCTTACTCTACGGAGTAAGTTCTCTTAATACACAGAAAATATGGACAAATACAAAGAAGGCTTTCAGAAGAGAGTAAAGCCAACAATGAACCATGATACTGGAGAATATAAGGTAGAACCATTTAGGGATGCTCAGGTAGCCCTAGTGAAAAGCCAATTCACAGTACGTGAACGCGAACAATTCTTTAACGATGCGTATGCCGAGATCCTTGCTGATCTCTTTACTACTTGGTTAAAGACAGAACCTCATTGTTCTAAAGAACGTGAGTTCCTATACCATACAGCTATGGCACTAGGAAGCGTAAAAGAGAAGCTAGTAGGTATCGAGCAATACGGTGCTAACATGCAATTTATCAATCAACAAAAGCAGTCCCAAGAAGAGGGCAATGAAACAAATGAGTAACTACGATAAAGCACAGGAAGTACTAATTCGATCACGAGAAGAAGTATTAAGAGAACTTGTACGAGCAGGAGAGAGTGGAGGAACAGGTCTGGCACAACGCTATGCACCTATCCTTGCTAACTTACAAAATGCTATTGAAGCAATTGATCGTATAAAGACCAGTGAAGGAAAAACTAATGAAGTGCCTTTCGCTGAAAAGATGAAAGCTGCTAAAGCAGCAAAGAAAGCCGCTCTAGTAGCAGCTTAAACGGACACAAAGGAAATAATATATGGATTTACCACATCTCTCTACCAACACCCCTGCCTCACAAGTGAGCAGTCAGGGTTTTGATGACGGAAGTGTAAGTGCAGATTTGGAAGTTAAGAGTCTTGATGACATTCTAAAGAATAGTCCAGCAGCTAAACTGCTTGGATTAAAGGAAGAATCTCTACCAACAGAAGACAACAGCGTCCCAAATCCAGATGAATCGTCGGCAGAAGAAGAACAAGCCCCAGAGAACGATGATGAGTCTGAAACTGACCTAGATGAAGAAAAAGATTCAAATGAATCTGAAGAAGGAAATACTGATGAGGATGATACGTCTACCCAAAACTCAGAGCTACCAACTGAAGAAGATATTGATTGGGAATATCAAGTACCTGTAACCGTTGACGGTAAAACAGAGTACGTGTCCCTAGAAGAAATCCGCAAGGGTTATTCTACTGATAAACATCTATCTCAAAAAGGGCGTGAACTAGGCGAACTGAAGAAACAAATCGAACAGGAACGCACTGAGAAACTACAAGAGATAGTCACATTAGGTACAGTCATTAACCAAGAGTTAACTGACGCTGAATCTAGACTATCTGCTGAGTATCATAAAATTAAAGGCGATATTGATACCGCCCGAGAAGAAGGTGATACTTATACAGCTCGAGAACTAAAAGAAAAACTAGAAGAGACTCAAGAGAAATATTGGGCAGCACGTAATAAACGTGAAGCTAATGTAGCTAAGGTCTCTGAACAATTAAAAGCACAACAAGCGGAACAGCAACAAGCGTTACTGAAAGCATATGAGGATAACATCACAACTGTTATTCCCGACTATTCAGAAAAAGTTGCTAAATCAATCCGTGATTTTGCTATTAAAGAAGGTTTACCTGAAGACATTTTAGACGTCATTTATGACACTAATATTGTTAAGTTTATCGATGACTATCGTAGACTCAAAAATGCTAAAGATACTGGTGAAGTAAAACGTAAGGCAGCTCCAAAAGTGAAGTCAGTCCCCTCTAAGAAGGGTGTACCTCAATCACAAAAGGAACGTCAAGACGTAACTAATAACCGAACTAAAGTATTATCTGGTCAAGGATCCACACAGGATCAACTAGATTTCCTGAAACGAATTTCCTCAGTGAGCAAGAAACTATAATTTCAAATCTCACTATTAAGGATTTTTAAAATGGCAATTCAAACATTTGCAACAGGCGGTCCTAAAGCCGCAGCCCGTAGCTCATCTGCTACTGGTAATGCTACTAACGCGGGTGAACGCGAAGACTTAGCAAACTTCATCTCGATGATCTCTCGTGATGAAACACCTTTCATGTCGTCTATCGGCAAAACAAAAGCAACAGCAGTTTTCCATGAGTGGCAAACTGACGAGTTGGCTCCTCCAGCATCTACACCAGTAGCTGAAGGTATCTCTTACGCTACTCAAGCTGCAGCTCAAGCTACAGAACCTTTCCGTACTCGTTTGGGTAACTATACACAGATTAACAGCAAGTCTGTTACTGTAACTGGTACTAAGCGTGCTGTTGATCAAGCTGGCGTCGCTGACGAATATGCTTATCAGCTTAAGAAGCGTGGTACTGAATTGCGTCGTGACGTTGAGTTCGACTTAGTTAACAGCTGGAACAGCTCTAACGGTTCTGGTACACGTACCTTTGGTGGTTATCAAGCATGGGTGAACTACACTGCTGCTACAACTACTCCAGCTACTGCACTGAACGTACTGACTACTACTGCTGAGTATACTGCACCTACTAATCCAGGCGGTGGTGTTGCTGGTACGTTTGCTACCGTTACTGGTGCTGACAAAAACAGTTTGCAGCTGTCACATGTTGACACTGTTATGCAAGCTATCTATGAGAACGGTGGTAAAGCTACTAAACTCATGTTGTCTCCTGCTAACCGTCGTGTGTTCTCTGCTAAAGCTCAGTCTGCTGGCTCTAGCTCAAGCAATGCTGGCGATGGTAACGTCCGTCGTAACATTGATGCTGATGGAAAACTCCGTCAGTCAGTTGAGATCTACATGAGTGACTTCGGTGACATCATGGTTGTTCCTAACTATGTGATGGGTATTTCTAACACAGCAGTTTCTGGCTTGAATGAGACAGCTAACTTCTCTGCTTTCTTGTATGACCCAATGTGGTTCAGCTACGCTTCTTTGCGTCCCTTGCAAGAAGTTGACCTCGGTCAGTTAGGTGACTCGATCATCGGTCAGATCGTTGAAGAAGGTACTTTGGAGTGTCGTAACCCCAAAGGTGCTGGCTTGATTTTCGGTTTGTCTGGCGCTTAATAACCAGTAAAAGGGAGAGGAGAAATCCTTTCCCTTTTTATTTCACAAGGAATATACATGGAATTTCTAAGAATTACTGCAACAGACGGTACTCGCCAATATATCCCTGACAATTATGTTGTTAACATTGCTACCACAGCAGATGCTTTAGATGCGGGTTCTAATTACCGCGCTCCAAACGTAACTCGTGGTCGTATTAGTCAGGTTAAATATTATGATGGTGCAAACACTACTGCTGGTGCGCTAGTAGTAACATCCGTCAGCGCATATGCGGCTGGTGGTATTTTGTATGAATATGGTTGCTTTACAATCGATGGCGGTTTTAGTGCAGCTCTAAAGAACTAAATTCAAAAGGACACAATGGGGTTTTTATCACAAGAAGGAAATACAAATAGTTTCGTAGTTAAGACTGACGACAAAGATTTCCAACTAGAACAGAACGTAGCGGCATATAAAGATTATGCAGCACAACAACGTGAGCTTGATTCAATTTCTGCTAATGGCAGAACATATCGCTCATTCGCTATTATACCTGATATCGTTGCTATTGATATCTTAACAAAACATGGGTTAGACGTACATTCACCCGACTTTATGGGCGATCCACTCAATCTAAGAAAATTAAAACAAGTTATTGATTCGGATTATCCATTGCTAAAGACAAGTAATATTCGAGCCTTATAAGGAGAACCACATATGGCAACACCTCAATTCGACGCTATCGTCGCTAAAGTAAGAGACTGGTCTAATAAACCAGAAGTACAAACTATTCCCGACAGCGTCATTGAAGATTGCCTATCTTACTCTGCTGATGAATGTTATCGACAATTAAGAATACCTCCACTAGAGGCAGTAGTAGAATACACAGTTACTGCTGATGACAATATAGGAGAGAATAGTTTAGGTTTACCTTATGGTAACGCTTATACTTCTTTCCTTATTCCTGAAGACTTAACTCAGTTTATCTTTTTAAGAACTATTGCTCAGGCAAATGTAGGTACATCATACTCAACATACCCATCTAACGTAAGTAAAGTGTTCAATGAGATTACTGACAAGCGTACCTTTTTTGACCTTTATGGTGAGAAGTATTCAGTATATAACTGGATGTGGATGGATAATAAAATTTATGTTCACCCCCAGTTAGCTGTAGGCGCTCAATTGCAGATTCACTACTATCGTAGGTTACCAGCATTAAACGCTCTCTATAGCGTAATACCTGTTAACTATGTTATTGGTCTTTCTGATGCTAACCAACCTTACCTTACATTAGTAGCATCTGCTGGTACTAACTTATACTTCTCTACTTCAGCAGGTGTAACAAAATGTTTTGCTACGTCTGCAGAGGCTGCGGCATATAACGCAACAGTAACAACTAAAATGTATACTGGTAATGAAGTATCTAACTGGTTAAGAGACAACAATGAACGTCTTGTACTATGGGGTGCTCTTAAAGAATTGGGCGCATACCTCTTTGATCAAACAATGGAACAACGATACGAAAAACGTTTTGCTGAAACAATATTCTCTTTAAATAAAGAAGAGAAAATGCGTCGAGCACTTGGTGGTAACGTACAAATTAACTTTACTACTGCTGGCACTATTTAAGGGGATATAATGGCATATACACAAACCCCAGGAGCAACTGGGAGTCTTGCAGCTGGAGGTGAATACGACAATCTAGACACTGTTGACTCGATAAGTTATTCTAGTCTTTCTGCTGAGTCTGCGGCTGCTTCAGCGCTTAGTGCTGCGGCTGCTTTGGCGTCTCAAACTGCTGCTGCAACATCAGCTTCTAATGCGGCAACTAGCGCAAGTAACTCGGCTACTTCTGCTGCAGCTGCTTCATCAAGCGCAACATCTGCGGGTACATCTGCCTCAACTGCAACTACCCAAGCAGGTATAGCAACTACTCAAGCATCTAATGCTGCTTCAAGTGCTTCTGCAGCTGCAACATCAGCTTCTAACGCGTCTTCATCAGCGTCATCTGCTAGCGCATCTGCATCTACTGCAACTACTCAAGCGGGTATAGCTACTACACAAGCGTCTAATGCTTCTACTAGTGCATCTAATGCCGCTACAAGCGAAACTAATGCGGCTAATTCTGCAACAAGTGCTGCTGCAAGCGCTGTAACAGCGGCTGGTTATATACCAAGTTTAACAGGTAACTCTGGTAAGTTTTTAACTAACAACGGTACAGCTGCTTCTTGGGCAACTATTACTGGTACACTTAACTATCAGGGTAGTTGGGATGCCTCAACAAATTCACCAACACTTACATCTAGTGTAGGTACTAACGGATACTATTATGTAGTTTCTGTGTCAGGATCAACTAACCTGAATGGTATAACTGACTGGCTAGTTGGTGACTGGGCAATCTTTAATGGTTCTGTCTGGCAAAAGATTGACCAGACTAACCTTGTAACTTCTGTAGCGGGTCGCACAGGAGCTGTTACTTTAGCTAACACAGACATTAGCGGTCTCGGTACAATGTCTACTCAGGCAGCTAGCAGTGTAGCTATCACTGGTGGTTCAATCACAGGTATTACAGACTTAGCTGTAGCTGATGGTGGTACAGGAGCTTCTACAGCTCAAAGCGCTATTAATACATTAGCTGGAGCTGTTACGAGCGGAAGTTACTTAAGAGGTAACGGCACTAACGTAACAATGAGTGCTATACAAGCAGCTGATGTACCAACATTAAATCAAAATACAACTGGTAGTGCTGCAACCTTAACAACTGGTCGCACTATAGCTGTTACTGGTGACATCTCTTACACAAGCCCATCATTTAACGGTTCAGCTAATGTAACTGCTGCTGGAACATTGGCAACAGTAAACTCTAACGTAGGTTCATTTACTAACGCAACTGTTACAGTTAATGCTAAAGGTTTAGTCACAGCCGCGTCTAATGGTAGTGCTGTAGTTACTTCTGTTACAGGAACTTCTCCTATTAACTCTAGTGGTGGTACAACACCAACTATTAGTTTAGCTTCAGCTTATGGTGATACAATAAACCCATATGGTTCTAAGACAGCTAATTATGTTCTTGCTTCACCTGATGGATCAGCAGGAGCACCTACATTTAGAAGTATAGTTGCAGCAGATATACCTTTGTTAGCTAGTGGAACTGCAGGTCAATATTTAACTTCTAATGGAACATCTGCTCCTACATGGACAACAGGCGCTGGAGATCCAGCTGGTACTGCCGTTGCAATGGCGATCGCCCTCGGATAATAAGGAATATAAATGGCAAATACTTTTAAAAGTTACGCAAATAAAAACGTAGGCACTTCAGCCGCAACGGTATATACATGTCCGTCATCTACACAGACAACCTTAATTGGACTGTCTATGGCTAACACTTCTACCTCACCTATCACAACTGACGCATATGTTACTCGTTCAGCTGTTAACTATTATCTTGTTAAAGGAGCAACAGTCCCTGT